GCGTTTGGTCATTTTCATAAGTCTTGTAAAAATCGCGCATCCGGCGCACGTTGCGTGGAGAAAAGCCTGCGCGGTCATGGAAATTTGTCTGCATAAACTCTGCGGCTGCAACCGCCGCACCCTTCTCCGGGCGCTGACTGATGGTCTTGCCGATGGCATAGATTTCGTCCATCTGCGGAAGATTTTGTGCGAGAATGGCGGTCAATTCCCCATACATCACGCTGTAATCCACAGGTTTTCTAACGTTCATGACTTCTCCTTTCCGCGCTGACGCGCATCGTATATTTCGTTGTTCTGCGAATAGCCTGCTACAATATTTTGTGGTATGATTGCCCCGTTCGTTTGATTCTTGCAAGGGAGGAGCAATCATGCAGTACACCGATACCGAAGCCGCCCTGATTGGCAGCCTGATCTCAACTTATTTCTTTCAGCCTGCCGTGTCCGCATCCTTAAAGGATGTCTACAGTCGCGTTCTGGAGCATCTGCATCAGAATGCGCTCACTTCTTCTGATTTGCAACAGATCCGAAAGGCTGTGAATTTTCTGATGCCCATGTGCCAATCCAACCGGCAGACCCAGCGGGAGCTTATGGGTGTCAACGCAAGGACAACGGCGCTGCTGAATACATCGCGCTGACACCCCCCAATTATTTACAGGTCAAAGAAAAACACGGTACTGAAACCGTGCTTTTCTTTAGACCCATGGGTTTTATAAATCGGCATTCTTTCCTTTCTGCTGCTGCAGATAAAAAATTGCTTTCTGCGTCTCAATCTCTGCACGAAGTTCTTCCTCCGTCGGCAGATAGAGTTTGTATTTTGTCGCAAATAACTGCTCATTGCCATTCAGAATTGAATACCTTGCGATGTCTGCATCAGTATCCGAACAGAGTACAATGCCAATCGTCGGATTATCGCCCTCGCTGCGTTTCAGCTCATCATACATACGGATGTACATATCCATCTGACCAACGTCCTGATGCGTGATCTTTTCGGTTTTCAGGTCAATCAGGACAAAGCATTTCAGAATGTAATTGTAGAAGACCAGATCGATGTAATAATCCTGTTTCTCGGTGCGAATGTGCTGTTGCCGTGCAACGAAAGCGTAACCCTTACCAAGTTCCATCAAGAATTTCTGTAAGTTAGAGATAATGCTGGTTTCCAAATCTGTTTCCGTAAAGGTCGCATCACCAGACAATCCAAGAAATTCAGCCACAACAGGGTTCTTAATGAATTCCAACTTCCGTTCCGCATATGCGGACGTTTTAGCCTTCATTTCGGATTCTACAAGTTCCGGTTTTTGTGTTTGCAGCATTCTGTAGTAATACTGAGACGAGATATTTCGCTGCAATGTCCGCACACTCCACATCTGCTCATCCGCCTCTTTCGCGTACCATTCACGCGCAGTGCTGTCCGGAACCTGCAGCAGCACTGCATAATGCGACCACGTCAGACTCGGCTGAGATTTTCCAGACGGTGTCTGGAAAATCTGCGGATAGGTTTTGTAAAACGAATAAAAGCTGTAAAGATTCGTTTTCGTAAAGCCTTTTCCGTATTCTTTTGATAGTTCTTTTGACAGTCTTGCAATCACGCTTGCGCCATACTCTGCACGGTTTTCCCCACTCAGTTCTTCCTCTGAGATACGATAACCGATCAACCAGTTGCGGCGAATCAATGTCACGTTGACCGCACGATATGCCGCGTCACGAGACGAATCAATAATCCCTCGCATATCCTGCAAAATATCATCCGTTTTTTCAAATGTGACCAGACTCTGCGTCTGCTTCATAATTTCAGGATTCAGAACTTTTTCCGTTTCTCTGCTCACACTATCGCACCTCCTGCATTTCTTTATATTTATATTTATAATAGATGCCTTATCGTTTGAACTAATTATAGATATTATACCAGATGCAGCGGTCTTAGTCGAGATGAAAGTACCGTATGACGGTGCCTTTCTCTGCCCTGTTTTATAAGATTCTTACCATCTGCTCGTAGAGCAGAACATGCTTTTCGTCGATGATCCGGTTGTCGTGGTAGTGTCCAAACAGCCAGTAGTGAAGCCGACTGCGGCATCGGATTTCTTCCAGGAAGTCCGTCAGCTTGTCCGGCTTGAAGCTGGGGTTGATTTCCTGCTGGATTGCTGTCGGGGCACAGTGCGTGATGATGTAATCAACCTTCCAATCCAGCCGTTCCATCGTCTGCCGGGTCTCGGCATATTCTTCGTCGGACGGCAGTTCGTCCTGCCACCATGAAATGTGGTTGATGCGGAACTGTCCACGATTGCGGCGTAAACTGTCATATCGTTCGTAAAAATTCGGACTGTCCATGTCCAGAATACCATCCACAATATCGTGGCTCTGCGCACCGCCCATCGTGAAGAAAGTGCGGCCTTGCAGCTCGAATGCCTGTCCGCGCATCAGGTGAATGACGTGCGGTCGGATCTTATGCACTTTTCCACCGTGCCATTGCTCCACGGGATATTCGTTCAGAGCATCGAAGTTTTCATGGTTTCCATCCACGAACAGAACCGTAAACGGCAGGACTTCCAGCCGGTCGAGCTGCGGATCATCACTCTTGTCGCCGTTCCAGACGCAGCCAAAATCGCCGCAGACGATCATGTAGTCGTCTTTCGTCATCTCGGTCTGTTCCGGAAAGTATTGCGGCTGAAACCGGAGGGTGTTTCCGTGAAGATCACCGGTTGCATAGATTATTTTCATCGCTCCAATCGTTTCTTGATTTCTGCGCCGCCCTTGATCCGCGCCAGAATCTCGTCGGCAGAGAGGACGGTCACGCGCTCCACGATCTGCCGGACGGCGTTTTCGTTCCATTCGGTGATCGTGGATGCGGTGTTCTCTATGGCCTGTTCTGCCTGCTTCATGCGGGTGCAGACACAGTTTGCGTCGGTGCTGCTTTGCAGGATTTCTTCCTTCTGCTTTTTGAGCGCAGTCTGCTCGGTCAGGATCTCCGCGAACTGCGCGTTGCAGGCTTCCTTATCTTCGGCGTCGATAGCTTCGGTCAGCAGGGTTTGAAACTGCTCGTCGAGCTGCGCCAGTCGGCGTTCAATGTCGGCAAGGCTCATTGTCTGACCCTGCACCGACAGAAGCTCTACGGAAACTGCGTTCTTGATAAGGTCGAGCAGGGCCGGTTTGTTGCTCATGACAGAGTTGATGGCTGCCAGAATCGCGTTTTGCAGCGGTTCCTCCTTGATCGTCGGGGAATCGTGGCAATATTTTGTGCCGTAGTTCAGGCGGCTGGTGCAGCGCCAGACGGGATATTTTCGTCCACGGGACGTCCATGTACACCTCCGGTAGAGCGTCCCGCACTCGCCGCACACGAGCCTGTCCGACAGCGCATATTTGCTCGTATAACAAGAGCGTCCTGTCACAGCCGTTTTAGAAGGACTTCGCAGGGCACTCCGACGCGCCATTTCTGCTTTCACTGCATTGTACTGCTCCCGGCTGACGATGGCTTCATGGTGGTCAGGCATATAGTATTGCGCCATCTGTCCAACGTTTTTGATAACCTTCTTGCTGATCACATCTGTCCGGAACGTTTTCTGGAGCAGGACATCGCCGCAGTATTTTTCATTTGTCAGGATGCTCTTGATGGATGTTGTTGTCCATTTTGATTCTCCGAGAACCGTTTTGATCTGATTTTCCTCCAGCCAGTCTTGCAGATTCCGCAGGCTGGCACCGCTCTCATATCGCTTGTAGAGTTCACGCACGATTTCTGCTTGTTCTGGTATGACGCGGAATTTGCCATCTGCGTCTTTTTCGTATCCATAAAGTCGATAGCATGGAACCTTGAGCGTTCCAACTTTTGCGTGCATCTGCCGGCCGCGCCGGATGTTGCCGGAGATGGATTCGCTTTCGGACTGTGCCATCGCGCCGTACATCGTAATCATAAATTCGCTGTCTGGCGGCAAGGAGTTGATATTTTCTTTCTCAAAGAGGACGCCGATGCCAAGCTGCCGGAGGATGCGCGTATAGTTGATACAGTCAAGCGTATTGCGTGCAAACCGCTGAATGGATTTTGTGAGTATGAGGTCGATCTTTTTCTGCTTGCATTGACGGATCATCCGCAGGAATTCTGTACGCTTTTTCGTGGACGTGCCGGTAATACCTTCATCGGCAAAAATGCCAGCCATTGTCCATTCCTTGTTAGACATGATTTTGTCGGTGTAGTATTCGCATTGCGCTTCATAGCTGCTGGCCTGTTCTTCCTCCTTGGTGGAAACGCGGCAGTACGCCGCGACGCGAAGCTGCTTTGTGACCGCAGCCGTTTGCTGCAATTCTGGCTTGGGTGGAATGATAATGACGCGCGGTTTTTCGTCTGTCATACCAAATCGTCCTTTCCAATGATCTGTCCGTTTTTGAGCTGCAAGCGCACCGTCTGGCGCGTCACCAGCACGGCGGAGACGGCGCTTTGCAGCAGCTCCGCGTTGAGCTCTGCTGTGCATTCGAACGCCGTGAACAGCCGCCGCAGGCGTTCGGTTTCGTATTCCTCGTTGCCGATTGCATCGTATTGCTCCTGTGCCAGCTTACAGATCAGGCTTCTGGCAGCATCCTCGTCGAGCGGCTGGGTGTTCAGAATGTCATCCAGCTCGGTTTGCGTATTTGTATATGTCGGTTTGGAGGTTCGCTCTGGCTGCATGATGCGCTCCGGCTGCTCTGCCAGCCTGCCGAGCAGGTGTGTGACCTGCTGCTCGATTTCCGGCGTAGGCGATTTGAAACAGACGCGCTTGAGTGCTTTCTGCGCGGGAGTCCGCTCCGGCAGGCGCTGCTTGGTCTGGCGCTTCTCGGCGGCTGCTTCAAATAATTTTATGTCAACTAATCTCGGATAGCTGTCTGCCCCAGTGTACTTGGCGTTTTCTAAGATTCGAGCAACCATATTTTTGTTCCAGCTCTTGCCTTCGTCATAGGCGGGGTCGGTTTTGCTCATCTGCTCTGCAATTTCTTTCAGCGATGCGCCGAGCGTATATTGCAGGAAAATGTCCTGCACGGCTTTGGCTTCCGGCTCGTTCCGGACGATCTCGCCCATGCGCATCTGATACCCGAACGGCAGCTTCCGATTTCCCATCAGCGTCGTGTCCTTTCGATTTGCTCTGTCAGTTCCAAACCATTTTTCAGCCGGAACCGTAGGCGCTCGTTGCTGTCTACGATGATCTTTTCCACAAGCGCATCGAACAGCTCCGCATCAAAGCTGTCGAGGAAATCCGGCCCGTCCTCCAGCGCGTCCATGAGATCGCGGGTGCGGTCTGCAAGTTCGTCGCTGTCAGTGTCGAGAAGCCTTGCTTTTTCCTGCTTCAGCCTGCGGAGCTGTTCGCTGAGTTTGTTATTGGAAGATATAAAAGTATCAGGATCAACGCCGCCCGATTGCTGAAGCTGGGCTAGGAATTGAACCTGACTGAGTGTGTCTGATATTTTCTTGTTGAGAGAGATCACGTCCTCGCTCCAGAGCATCTGGCTGTAGCGGATTTTTTGGAGGTTGGAGAGCATTTGTGTGAAGATGGGGTTGCCGTTATGCTTGAGCTTGTAGTACAGACGGCAGAAAGCTGCATTGATCGTATCTTCTGGTACTTGGCAGATGTCACAATTCTGTCCTCTGTCATGGCCTAAGCATACCCAGTAAACAGTTGCATTGACTTCCTTTCTGCGAAATACGGAATCACACGATCCGCAATACACCCTCTGGCGCAGCGGATATGCTTTGTTATGCCTTTTGGCGATTCGGTTCGATTTGTTTTCCAGCAGTTTTTGCGCCAACTGGTATTCCAAATCTGAAATAATTGCCGGATGTGTTCCCTCTGCCCAGTAGTATTGAACTTCTCCGGTATTGATTTTGCAATGAAAAGGGAAAGTATTCGGGGTGTAATATTTCTGCCATTTGGAATTTCCAGTATATTTTTCGTTCCGAAGGATGTAACGCACAGACGAAGAATCCCATTGCACACGCCCATTTTTACATGGAATGTTGTTGGTTCGTAAATCTGCGGCAACTTGCTCGGTACTGCGACCAGCAAGGAAATCGGAGAAAACTTTTTTTACAATGAATGCTTGTTCTTCATTTATGCAAATCTTTTTGCCTACAGCTTCATAGCCATAAGGTAGATATGATGGAATGAATGTTCCATCCTGCATTCGTTTTTGAACGCCCCATTTGACGTTTCCAGATATGGCCTCACTCTGCTTTTGTGCCAGCGATGCCATGATCGCCGTGACCATCTCACTGGACACCTTGCTGGTGTCGATGCCCTGTTCCTCGAACTGGACACTGACGCCAAGTTCCTTGAGTTCCCGGATGGCCGCAAGACAATCTTTCGTATTTCGAGCGAATCTGGAAATGCTTTTGACCAGAATACGGTCGATTTTTCCTTTGCGGCAGTCTCGCATCATGCGCTGGAAATCCTCGCGTTTTTCGACCGACGTGCCGGTGATACCCTCGTCGGCATAAATGTCGACCATTTCCCAATCCGGATTGCCGGAGATGAGTTCGGAATAATATTGGTTTTGAACACGATAGGAATTGAGTTGATCCTCGCTGGAGGAGCTGACGCGGGCATATGCTGCGACACGCAGCTTTCGCGCTATGATCTCATCGTGCGCCGGGATTACAATGACGCGCTGCTGTTCCAGCGCAAGGTTTCCGTTGGTTTGCTTCTTTGCCATATTCTCACCCCCCTCTGTAGCAACACACACTATCACACCGGTGGCGCAATAGCTATGACCAAAACGGAGAAAAATCAAGCATAAAGTGTGAAATTTGCACCAAGCTCGACAGCGATCCGCCGTGCGATCTTTTTGATTTCATTCTCAGAAAAACCGACCGTTCGGAGTGCTTTCAGTAGCTGGCAGATGCCTAAAAAATCAATGTTTGGATTCATATGATTCTCCTTTAGCCACGGGGCGGCTCTGTAAAACGCAGAGCCGCCCCTGCTTTTGAAATTTTGATACTCGCTCCTGTTCGACGCTTCTTCCCGGAGCCAAGGCAGCGGCTGAACGGCGGCTGGCACCGCTCACGGGTCTTGCACCCCTCCGAGGATCTCTCCGAGCTGCCCCCATTACGTTCCGTTGTGGCTGGGCAGGAGTACCATTGTCCGCAGGTGAGATCATTGCGAGGCAGCTTGCCAAAGCTGCTTTTGGATGGATGAGTGCCGCTCGTCACCTTATTGGGCCGTTTTTATGCAGTTTCCTGCACAGGTGGTCTTCGCGCATCCTCCGTATCGCTGTTCCTTTTCAGGCTCATCCGCTTGATGTCATTCAGTCGCTGGATATGTACTTTTCAAGCTGCACAAGGCGGACTGAAAATGTCCCC